GACATCAAGGATCCGTCGCAGAACATCACCTGGGTGGCGCCGGAAGGTACCGGCGGGCCGAACTACCCCAACATGTAAGAAACAGAAAAGGCTCTTCGCCGGTCGGCGACTGGCTTCTGCACAAACGCTGGCAGTCGGTTAAACTTGCCGCCTTTTTGCGCGGCCCTCCTACCGGCTGCGACAGCAACACGAGCCGCCGCATTTCATGAGCCAAGCTGAAACACCCCGCCCTTCGCCATCCCGCCGCTTCTCCGTCGCGCCGATGATGGATCGTGTTGATTGAGAAATAAAATCTAATCAGATCAATCGCTTAACCTGCCGTTTCGTTTTGCTGTAGCAGAATTCAAGCAAGGCGCTCAGGAATACCCCCTATCAGCCCGTCCTGGCAACTCTAATTCCCCTTCGCCGCGTCATACGCTTTCTCGCACGTCGACCCAGCTATTCCTCGCTCGTCGGCGACTCGAGCATAGAGTTGAGCAGCCTCTCCAACCCTGCCGAGCAAGTCGGCTCGCACTCGGGCGGCGCTTTCGGCTGCCTGGCTGAGCTGGGCAGTGATGGCATTGCCGGCGTCACGACTGCGCTGCTCAGCTGCTGCGAGGCGCTGCTGCAGCCGCTCAAGAGCACTGCCAGCGCGCTCAGCGTCAGTACGCGCTGCAGCCAGTTGTTCCTGTGCCTCTGCATCGGCTTTCTCCGTCGCGGCCTGTCGCCGCTGGTTTTCTTGAATGACGAACAGCGCAGCGCGGCGGTCGCGCTCGCTGACTTCGGTGCGGTAGGAGGCCAGATCGGTCCTCGCCTGAGCGGCGTCAGACTGAGCCGATAGCACCCGTAGTTGCTGCCCGCCTGCCACGGCAGCCAGAGCCAGCAGCCACCAGGCCCAGTTTGGAACGAACTTCAGCCAGGCGATCATCGCATCACCTCACGCACGGCGGCGGCGTAGTTCCGGCCCCACTTGGCGCGGAGCTCTGCGCGCTGCTCGGCAGTGCCGCGTTCGTATGCGCCCGGGCGCCACGTCTTCAGGTACAACCGCCAGGCGCCTTCGACGTCATCCTCGCCCGGCAGCCGGCCCGGATCGCTCCAGAGCAGAAGGCGAGCCAGCCCAGCGGCCAGCACGTCGTCATGCTCAATGGCATTCCAGATCGATCGGTTGTCAGGCGATACGCCGCGGGCGCGGTACAGCGCTGCGGCATGGGCCTCGGTCGCCTCATGGGTGCGAACTCCGGCCACCATCCCGCCGCCGAGCTCACCCTGCCAGAATGACCGGGCCGGGCCGTTGCCCATCTGGCGACGGTGGACGAAGCGACTTTCCTGCAGCCCGATAGCCAGCAGCATGATCTCGGCCTCTCGGCTCGACATCCGCGCAGGCAGCAGCGCGAGAGCGGGCGCTATGGCTCGCTCTCGGATTTCAGAGAGGGTCATGGGTTTCTCCAGGCAAAGAAAACCCCGCGCTGGGCGGGGTCCGGTTGTATCGATGGGCGCCGCCTATTCGCACGCCCGCCCACATTGCGTATGCGCGCCATCGGGCGATGCCAGACGAGCGTAGGGCATTGAGGAACACCCGATCGGCGTGGACGCGGGATAGCTGGCCGGTCGAATAGAGCCGGTCGTGCAGTACCGCAGCCGCGTGTCCGTACTGCCCAAGCAGCGCGAACGTGAGCGGCCAGCGAGGCACCGAGGCGAAGTCGGTCTCGAAGCCGGCCGGAACCTCGACCAGTCCGTGGTCGGGGTCCAGATACGAAAAAGGCGCCAGTAGGCGCCATCTTTTTCGGTCAGGCTGAAGCTCAACCTGCAGCGGGCGCGGGAACCGATCCATCAGGCCAGCCCTCCTCCAGCATCGCTTCGGTGAAGGTGCCGTCGGCAAGAGCCTCAAGCAGTTCGGATTCGCGGTCGAACGCCGCCTGGACGTGGGCACGCACGGCGGTAGCCATGGCTATGATTTCCTGGCCCTCCAAGTCAATGAACCCATTCGGCGTCTTCCAGCGCACGGAATAGCCGGCATCGAGCATCGCCGATACAGCGGCGCCGGTGATCAGCGCCTGGCTGTCGCGGCCGGTGTCGATGGCAGTACCGTTGACGGTGATTCCAGCAGTCTCGGCCTGCCAGCGGCGGGTAGCGATATCTGCAACCCGAGCCTGCCGGGCCTGCTGCGCCTTCTGCTCGGCGGTGATCATCCCGCTCCAGTCGATGTTCATGCAGGCACCTCGTCAGTCGGCAGCGGAATCGGACCGTCTTCGGTCACGTGGATCAGCTCGGGGAATGCCACAGCTTGCGATGGGTTCGGGCCGTGCGGCAGGAGCAGGGTCAGGTGCAATTCGCCGTCGATGCGCGACACGGGGCCAACGATCCATTCCGAATCAATCGCCTCGGCCGGCAGCGTGGCGCCCTCGGGCAGCGGGCCGAAGTCGAAAGAGCTGCCGTTGAGGGTCAGCACGTCGCCAGTGCGGGTGGCGGCCAGGGTTTCGTCGAGGCGGACGGGTGACAGGGTGATGTGCATGGGTGCTCCTTAATTGAACCAGCGCCCTTCGGCGATTAGGGATCTCTGCGTGTTGGTGCCCAGGCTTGTAGTCGCTCCATTCTGGAGCCACCCGTAATGCTCCGCACTGTTCAGGCCTACAGTCAGGACATGGGCGCCGTGCGCAGAGCCGGTTGCATCTATAACCGGCGTAGCCTCAACGATTGGCGCAGCAATAAATGGCGCTGGAAATGTCCAAGTAACCCTGCCTGTGCCTCCCTGCAGAAATCTGCAACGCTGCGTCCCATCTGCATATCGCACGTACTCCCCATTGGCATTGCTGCCGCGCTCGATGATGGCGCCAGTCGGAACGCCGCCGGATTGGGAGACGGTGCCGAGGATGTTGGTTTTCGAGTACGCTGCGTTTGCAGTTGTCGTGGCCGTGGCAAGGCCGTCACGCAACGATGCGATAAACGCTGAAATCGTGCGCAGATAGTCATCAGTTGTGGTTGGCGACTCGCTCCCGGCCGGCGAGTTGTTGCCCGCGGTCGTGGAAAGGTCGTTTATACTGGCCGGTACTGGCATGGAAGACTCCAAATTTCGGAAACAGGGGCGCGCGCGTGGACTTCGCGAATTTCACTTACGTTGACTGGATGTTGTTGAAGGGCGCCGTGCTCTTCGTCGGCGCCTGTATCTATGGCGGGATACAGGGCTGGTACGACGATTAGTCAGCGACTACAGCAGGCGCAGCTTTAGTCACGCCAAGCAGGCCTTTGCGGCCAGCCTCTAGTAGCGCCGGATTGGCGCTGTCACGCAGAAGCATCAGGCGCGCCGCCTCGGCTGGGTCAAGCATCGTATTGGCGAGCAGTCCAGCGATCTCTTGGTTTGCCTTGCCATACACCAAATCCCCTGCCCGGCTACCGATCGCCCCTATGATTTCCCCGCCAGCGAAATTGCGCAGGAAGTCCGGTATGCCAAGCTGGTTCATCATGTTGCTGTAGGCCAGATTCTGCGCCGTATTCGAGCCAACGCCACGCCCCGCGGTTTGGGCAAACTCAGCTCGCGCCAAGTCATCGCGCACTGCATTCAGGCTTGCCAACTGCTCAGGGGTTAGCACTCCGGCCAGGGATGCTTGCTTGAAGCCGGTAGCGCGCTGTGCGGTTTCGTCAGTAAGTTTCCTGGCGAACTGCGAAGCCCGAATTCTGCCAGTCAACGGATCAACGACGCGCTTGAGGTCGTCGCCAATATCCATCTGGTTGATTGGTTTTGATGCTTCCTGGAAAGCTTTTCTGGCTTCCCCATAGACCGGAGAAAGCTTGTCCATCTCAGCCACGAGGCGGTTTTTTATATCCATGACGGCGGCTTTCTGGTTACGAGCCAGCGCATTGCCAGGCGTCCCGGATAGCGCGTCGTCGACCGCTAGCTTGATGTAGTGCAGGCCATCAATGGACCGCAACGGGTCACCGAGCTTTTCCCCCTTATCAGATGCCAGACGCTTGGCCGACGCTATAAAACTGCGCATTGCTGGCCGCTTGGAAAGCTCCAACAGCTCTTTGGTGGGCTTGAGTACGTCAACGACCTTCTTATCTGGCATATTCCCGATTGATTTCAGCCCAGCACTTGCGGCTTTGGCTTTGGCAGATTCGTCGCGCGCGGCACTAATCAACCCGGCCCGGCGAGCGGCGTCTTGCTCTCTTGCTAAGGCGTATGCGCGGCTGGCCGCCTCTTCCCGCGCCTCTTCTGCAGCCTTTCTCGTGGCTGGAGTTCCGGCTAGCGCTTCAATCACGTCGACTCGGGCTTGGTTGTTGGCGGTGATCCGCCCCTGGAGCGCATTGGCCGCCTCTGGTGAGGTGTTCATCGCGGCACGTTGCAATGCCGCCAGGCTTGGCACCTGCGCAGCCTCGCCTACGGTTGGCAACGATCCAGGTACAAGTTCGCGAGCCGCCTGAAGGTTGCGAATAGCCTCGTCGGCCTGCCCGCCCGAGAACTCACGCAGCGCGCGGCTGACGATCTTCTCCCGGCCGCGCTCATATAGGGGCTCAGCAAGGCTCTTAATGCCTCCGACTGCTGAGCGGGTAGCGTGAGCCCCACCCTTCAACGCCAGTGGCATAACGCCTCCGATAAGCGCCCCAATGCCAGCGTCTTCTGGGTTGACCAGGCCCGCAGCGGCACCTCCGGTTGCGGCGCCGCCTGCAGCACGGATACCAAGCCCAGCCAGGCCAGTCCTTCCGACCACGTTCAGGCCGCCAGTATTCAGCGCACTGACCACAGACGGGGCTGCACCTGCGGCCCGGGCCCCGTTAGCCAACAAGGATCCGGTGCCGGCAGTGCCGGCAATCTCGCCCGCCAGCTTGCCGCCCTTATAACCCATCGATTCCGGGTCCGCCCCGAGCGAGGCTAGGCCAGCGTCGAGTTCGGCGCGGCGAGCCCGGTTCGACTCAAGCGACAAGCCTTTTCCGGCCTTGGCATCCTTGATCATGTCGAACGGCGCCATCAGCGTGGACCCGATGGAGCCGGCACCACGAATCAGGCCGCCAGTCACGTCGCTGATCTGCTTCGCATTGGTAGGGATGCCAAGCGCCAAAGCGATTGGGCCAAGGCCCGACACGGCGGCGAGCGGGGACATGCCATCCAGCATACCCGGCTTCTCTGCTTGTGGCGCAGCGGCCTCAACGGCCGGAGCAGGCGGCGCAGATGACGAAGCAGCCGCTTGCTCCTGCTCAAGGCGGAGCCGAAACTCGAATTCCTCTTGCTCGGTCATCACTGAATCCCCTGACTTCGCTTCCACGCCTGATAGCGTGCCTCTTTATCCGGATCGAACTGCATCGGAGCGCCTTGCGGAGTTGCTGCCTGCGGAGCTCGCCCACCATTGAGCCGCTCCTGCCCCTTCTGCATGACCTCGCGAAGGTCCATAAGCGAACGCTGGAACTCCTCGTCGCTCTGGGCGCGGTTCAGGCGAGCAATGGCGTCAGTGGCTTTCTTGCCTTCCACTTCGGTAATCTGGCCGCCGCCCTTGAGCGATTCGAACGCCTGCAGGAACGCGGTGCCACCTATCTGGTCGAGCACGACCTGAAAGTCACGCGGATTGGTGCCTGGCACGTAGTTGCGCGGGTCCAGCACGCCGGACAGGCCGGTAGCAGCTTCGCGTCCAGGGTGCGCCAGCGCTTTGTCGATGACGGCAATCTGCGCAGCGATCGAGGCCTGCTGCGCGTCTTTTGCTCGGTTTCGCTCCTCTCGCTTGCCCTGCAGCTCCTCGATCTTCAGGCCCTTCTCCTGAATGTTCAGGTCGCGCATGATGGCGTTCGCTTCCCGTGCAATATCGTTCTGCTCGGACCGGATGCCGACACCGGCCCAGCCTCTCTGGCTTGCGTCGCGCTCGGACGGCGACATGCCGACGCTGAACGACTGCCCGGCAGAAGGCTTCACGAACTGCTTCATGTCGCCTGTGTCGACCAGCTGCGGCGCGACGTAGCCGCTCATGCCGGAGCCGACCTGGTTGCCGTAGTCATCAAGCTGCACAACCTGCTTTCCGCCATCGGGGCCTTCAATCTCCTGAGTGCGCGCCACTTTCGCGCGGCCTGCATTCATCGCGTCGCCGTAGGCAATCACATCTTTTGGCGCGATACCCAGCCTCAGCGCGGCCATCGTGTCGAACTTCATGGAGCCATCCGGGCCCTGGGTATAAAGCGTCGGGATGGCCGCCTTGACCTTCTCGGCCTGCTCGCGCTTCTTCCGCTGCTCATCAAGCGCACTCGCCGCGCTGTAGCCGGTGAGACCAGCAAGGCCAGCGCGACCAATGTTGTTGATTGGCGTGTTGCGGTTGGCGCCAGCCAGACCGGCAAAGCCGGCAGCCAGCAACCCCTGTCCCATCGGGGACTTTGTGAAGTCAAGAAGCCCCTTCATGGATTCCATCAGAACATCCTCCGATTATTGCGGCGCTGCGCCCGCGCCTGCGCGTCAGCAGCAAGCATCGGGTCGCCAGACCGACCAGCAATAGCGGCGAGTGTTTCAGCCCCGCCTTGCCCTACAGTTGGCGCAGGAGCCTGTGCGCCGGGCTGCTCGGAGCCCATGGCGCCCATCGTCGAGGCCATGGCGCCCATCAGCGGGGAATAGGTGTTGGCTGTGTCGAGCAGGCCTTTCATGCCGCCCATCATGCCGCCAGCATTGCCGGCCGCCCCTGCGCCGCCTGCTATGGAAGAGCTGCCCATGGCACCAGTCACCAGCGGCTGGCCGAGGCCGAAGCCGGCCGCAGGCGTCGCACTGGCCGCCGCTGCGGCACCCGGCGCAGCACTGGCCGCACCGCCGCCGAGCAGCCCGCCCAGCGCAGGCGCAGCAGCACCGCCAGCTGCCCCGAGGCCTGCGCCCATCAGGGCACCCTTAAGCGGCTTGTCCTTGTTCATGAGTGCGCCGCCGGCTGCGCCGATGGCCATTGGAATCAAGAGTGGGAACATTATTTGCCGCCTCCGCCGCTTTGGGTTGTGGTACTGGACGCGCCGAGGTTCGAGCCGAACACGCCGGACATGGCCGCAAGCTGCTTGTAGGGCAGGTCCTGCCTCTCTTGGTACTGCTGGTAGTTGAAGTCCGCCTGCTGTTGCGCCTGGTCCTGCTGGACCTGGCCGGCTGACAGCATCTGGCTGGCATCCTGATACGCCTGGTTGCCGAACTGCTGCGCCATGCCAATGCTTTGCATCTGACGGTTGCGGTCGGTCTCGTAGGCGTTGCCGTACATCTGCGTCGCCACATCGCCGAGGTTGTTCGCAAACTGCTCCTGCAGGCCGGAGTTGCCGAACGAGCCGGAACTGACGGATCCGGTGTTGAACTGCGAGCGGACCGAGTCCTGGGCCTTGCTGACCATCTCGTCAAGGTAAGGGTTGGTTTGCCCGCCCTGGATGTTTGCGTTCAGCGCCGCCTCGGCGTTGTTCATCGTCTGCGAGCCGTTGAGGGCGCGCTGCTGGATCATGTCCAGCCCCTGCTGCTGGGTGGTGTTCAGGTCCGCAAAGCGCTGGCCGGTGTAGGGGTTGTAGCGCTGATTGCTGAGACTCATCGCCTTGCTGGTGTATGCGCGCGCCAGCGGCTTCAGCTCTGCCGGGATTTCTTGCTTGGTAGTAGATGATCCGCCGCCGCCACCTTTATGTGGGCAGATGCGCTCACCGACGCGAACGGGCCACGCACCAATAGCTGGCCCGCCAAACTCCGCGCTCAACTCTTCGTTGAGCCTGTCGAGAGTCATCACAATTGCACCTCCAAGGTTTCATACACCGGCGAGAATCCGCATCGCATGCGGTACAGGCGCGCCTGAGCAGGGCGGGCAGCACAGCGCAGGCGGGAGCAGCCGCTTGCCTCTGCAAGCAGCCGCGTCTCGTCAAAAAATCGCTCAAAATGGCCGCCAGGCGCCCACATCTCGTACACGTAAAGCGCTCGACAGTTGGGAAGCTGCTCGATGCCCAGCACCGCCCACCCGACGATCTCGTCGCCTTCGTCCATACGCACAAGCATTCGCTCGCCGCGGGCCAGCATCAGTTTCAGCTGGTCCCCTGTAATCTCGCCGCCAGACGTGGCGCAGGCCTCGCCAAGACGATAAGCCCCTTCCTTCCAGGCGCGGTCGATATGCGTCGACGGCACAACGATTAATTTGCTCATCAGTTCCCCGTCAGAAATCGGCACTGAACCCAAGTGCCGGGCGTTCCACCCGACACGCACTGCCAGCCATGGACAACGTACTTGCTGCCAGGCGAACCAAGCTCAGTTGGAGCCTTGTTGCGCACGAAATCGCCTTGAGCCCACATGCCGCCAGTCGGCTGCGATGTGAGCGCGTTGTAAGTGGCGGCAATGCGCCCTTCAGCCAGCGCATTGATCAATGTCGCGTGCTCGCGCAGAACACGCTCAAGCACTGGATCGTTTTTGGCGACTCGGGGCGTCGGGTTGATCTTGTTCATCGTCTACCTGCCGGCTTGAACTTGGCGTTTACGTGAGTCACCCGAACGGGGCCGACAAAGGTTGCGGTCGCCTTGTGCCAGCGAGCAGCCTTGAGCACGTCAAACTTTCCATCATTCAGCGAACCGCTTGAACCAACAGCAAAGCCAGTCCCGCTATTGGCTGAATGCAGCGTCTGAACCGTTGCTGATGTGGGCGCTTGAGCGAACCGCAGGCGGATCTGCTGCAGGCGCGATACGGCGTCGTCATCGCCAACCTCTCCCGTCGTCAGGCTGCTGCCCGTCGACAGCCCGGTATAGCTCTTGAGCTGGTTGGCTGAGTCGAAAAAGGACAACACGCGCGCCGCATTGGCCCAGAACGGCGAGTCAAACCCAACGCTTGGGAGCGCATCGAACGTGGCACCGTAATCGCTCCACGTGTCGAACGTGACGCCGGGCGTGACGTGCATCAAGGCCGCCTGCACGCTTCGATCCGCGCGCCCCCATTGCTTGGTTTGCACGTGATAAACCAGCACGCCATCGCACTCAGTGCTCCCCGCCTTCGGGTAGAACACCCAAACTCGGTTGTTCTCGCGGTCAAAAACGCAGGTGGTCTTGTAGAGATAGTCGGAGCTGGCCTGCTCGACGAACCAGCGCCGAACGACGCCATCTCCGAGCGGGATTGGCCGTGTGCCGTCAAACAGCCAGAAGTTGTCCGGCCCGACGAAGAAGTGGACGCCGCCGATGTCGCAAATGGCGTGTTTGCCAACGCACCCAGCATCGCCACCAGCCACCTGCGTCCAGTCCCATATCGCCGGAGGACCAACATACTGCCCGAGGAACATGGAGCGCTCCTTGTAGGCGATGGCGTATTCGCCCAGGCGTGCGCCGGCAGTCAGATGGCCAGGCGCGGCCACGAGCCGACCAGACGCGGCCTGTGTGGTGAGCGATTCAGTCCAATCTGTGTCATCGAACACGGCGCAGCAGTGCCATTGATCGGTGCTGCCCCCAGTATTCAGCGCCATCACGAACGAGCCGACCGAAAAGATGATGTCCGCCACTGGCGCCGTGGCAATGTCAGCAAACGCGCCAGACGTTGACCGCTGGATCGGCTGGGCGCCGTTGGCCATCAGCGTGGCATCGCCAAACTGAGCAAACGACCAGCGCGAGTCGGCGCTGCCCGAATAACCGCCAACGCGTCTTTGGTTGACCCAGGCGCCGGCCACCAGCTCGTAGATGCCGGCCGTAGTCGCAGCGAAGATCCGACGTGTGTTGTCCAGCTTGTAGACGACTGCAGTGCCGCGGCAAGCAGCAGGAAGCGCAGGGATGCCAGCCGGCGCAACTGGCTCCGGGGCACCTTCCATGCCAATCAGCGCCGGAATGAGGTTCTGGCAATCGGACAGCAGCCCTGGAGTCGTCTGGTCGGCGTCAGGGGCAAATCCAATGATCGGAGTCATCAGCGCGGCCTCGCTACCAATGGACCAGGCCGGCGCTGGTCGTTGCCTTGCACTTCGGCCAGCGCCTGATCGAAGCGTGATTGCCAGACCGAAGGGTCGTCGCCGACGTACAGCGCGGCCTCAACCAGCGCGCCGAACAGATACAGGCTCCAAGGCCCCTCGCTGACCCAATTGGTCGTAGCCGTAGCCAAGGCAGGGATGCGCACATAAAGCACGCCCTGCACGTCTCCGGCGCCGTCAAAGCGGAGATTCGCACCATCCCATGCGTACATGGTCGGAATGCCGTCGCCACCCGCAGAAACGACAGACTCGAGCGACTGCGCAACCAGCGGATTGCGTTCGTAGTTGGGCACCCACAGCGCCTTTGCATCGATCGCGTCGACGGCCGGGGTGATGAGGTTGTCGACGATCGCAGTCACGGCCAGAGTCGATTCCATCTGGCGAACGCGAAGGTGACGGTTCAAGCGCTCCTCAGTCAGTTCGATAAAGTCTGGGATGCGGGCCGTGAGGTCGTCGCGGTTCATCCACTGCGCGACTTTCTCGCTGATCTGGGTGTAATTCATTACTTGAGCGCTCGAGAGAAGGTGCACAGAGCCGGATTAGCCTTAAGGAAGGCCATCACCCGCTTCTGATCGATCGTTCCGTCCTGGCGCAGCATCGTGGCCAGCTCGGCGTTGGGGATGAAGCCGACGTGGCGCATCTCGCCCCACTTCTCGCCCTCGGTGGCGTCGCGCATTGCGGCGGCGGCAGCCTTGAACGGCTCTGCGTCGTAGGACTTTTCAAACACGATCCGGTCGCCCAGGTCGTGAACCGTAGTCGTGACGCCCGTTTCGGCGTCGTGTTCCTTGAATGCAGGCATGAAAAAACCCGCCCCAGTTGCCCAGGGCGGGCTCCATTCAGTCGACCGATTAAGCGGTCAGGTCAGCAATCTTGCCGTGCGCGGTCTCAGCGGTAACCACCAGGCACGCCTCGACGGAAACCAGCTCCTTCTCGGTGTGGCCGGTCTTGGCTAGGCGCTCAGACTTGAAGCCGCCAAGGTAGGCGATGCCGGCGTGCTCCGGGTTCAGGATGAACACGGTGTTGGCGTTGGCGGTGGCCTGCACGTAGTTCGGCACGACGGTCAGTTCGCCGAAGTCGGACACGTACACATCAGCGCCGCCGATGATTGCGCCCTGCTTGCCCTTCTTCACCTCGTGGCGGTTGGCCGCGATACCAGCGAAGCCGGAAAACGCCGCTTTGTGGCTCGGGGTCATGGAGATGATCGACGGCATCTCACCGGAATTGGTGTAGATGCTCTGCATCACCGACTTCAGCTGCGTTTCGGAGAACGCACGCAGGGTTCCAGCGGTGACCGGAGCAGTCGACGCCAGGCCGGAAGTGTGCGCCGTGGTCGAGCCGTTCGGGGTACCAGTGCCGTGGCTGGTGTTGGTGTAGAGCATTGCGCCGAGGCCGGACGACTTGCGCGCAGTGGTGCTGTTGCCCTGCACGGCCGGGTTGTTGGAGAGCACCATGGCTTCGAGGTCGCGCTTGAGTTCGACCATGCGCTTGCTGATCTGGTACTTCATCTCGGACGAGCGACCGGCCGACTTGATTTTTTCCTGGGTGCCAGCGACTACGGCAACCTTGTCGAACAGCTGCACGGTGTTGGCCACGCGCTGGGTCGGCGTCACCGCAGTCCCGGTGCGGTCATCGCCTTCAATCACGGCGTTGTCTTTGTCCGGGGTCGCCAGAGTGTCGCGTTGCCACTCGTGCAGGCGGTTGGTCGCCTTGAAGCGACGAATGGCCGAGACGACCGGGGTTTTCTCCGGGCTGACCATGTAAATCTTGTCTTGCAGGTCTTCGCGGTTGCCGACGGCGCTGTAGCTGTCGAAGGTATTAGTGGGCTGTGCCATGTTTCAATTCCTCAAAGGAAGGCAGCCAAATCCTCGGCGCGTCCGTTCTTTTTCAGGCGGTCGAGGGCGGCTTGATTCTGTCGTTTGGGTTGTGCGGCCTGCGGCTTGATGGCCGGGGCTGCGGTGGCTACGCGCTGCATAGCCGTGGGCTTTTGCGCCTGCAGTGCGCGCCACTTCATGGCGTCGTGCAGGATGTGGACGTGGCGGGCATCGGTGAGGCCGTCCAGCTCCTCGGATTTGATGCCGTATTCCTGAGCTGCCTGGCGGATCTGCTCAGCGAGTTGCGGTCCAAAGTCGGGCAGGCGTGCGCGCAGCTCCTGTTGAGCCTCGGCGAGCATTTGCTGACGCTGTTGTTCCGTCAGTTGCTGGACCTGGCCATTGGACTGCTGCAGTTCTGCATACCTGGCTTGCGCTTCACGCTGTAGCTGCTGATACGCGATAGTCAGCTTTTGCGCCTGTACCGGGTCGGCATCGACGATGGCGTTCCAGTCCAGTCGCTCGAACTCGGCCAGCCGGTCCTGCACCTTGCGGAACTCGACGGCCTTTTCGAAGGAGTCGCCTAAAGCCCGCTCCCGCTGCTCCAGAGCTTGCGCACGCTCTTCGACAGCACGACGTTGCTCGGCAACCGCTTGGGTCTTCTGGGTGTAGTCCTTGTGCATGAGGACCATGTCCTTCAGTTCCTTGGGAACCTTGTAGGACTTGCCCTCAATTTCGATCAGCTCGCCGTCGTCCTCTTCTTCCTCGGCGTCCGGTTGCTGCTCCTCTTCGGGCAGGCCTTCGTCCTCGGTTTCATCGAGCACTTCGTCTTGCTGCTCTTCTTCGTCCAGAAGGTCGGACACATCGTCCAACGACACTCCGTCAAGGTTGGTGTCAGTCATCGCACACTCCAGATCGCCCGATTGGGCATAAAAAAGCCCGCACATGGCGGGCTAGGTGGGTTATTGGTTTGTCAAATTTCGAGATCGCGAAGGAGTCGCTCCAGCCTGTCGCACAGCCGGTCTACTCCTCTGCAGGAGTCGCCCAGCCTCGCACCGAGGGCGGTGCGCGGGTTTGATTCGCAAGCGCCAATTCCGCTTTCTTTCTGCTCAGCAAGAACTGGCTCAAGTCGCGACTCAAGCGCACAGAGCCTGTCCCGCGCAACATCAAGTGCAGCTTCAAGGCGCTTGACGGCCGCAAGGACCTCAGGCTCTTGCCCGCTCTTATCGAGCTGCGGTACGCACACAGCGCTAGATGTACTTCCGATCATGCTTTCTCCTAGCCGACGACGCGGCGAATGAATCCTGGCCTCTCGAAGCGCTTAAGCTCGGCCGTGGCCAGCTTTCCGGTCTCGATGTAGCCGGTGAGGATGTCGCGGAACTTGCGGCTGGTCTTGATCAGCTGCCAGAGGGCTTCTTTGCCCTCCTTGTCGCGCGCCGGGCAGGCTATCCACTGCTCCATGACCTCTTTGTCGATGGCAGACAGCGCCTCCTGCAGCAGCTCGTTCTCCAGCAGGCTCATGGCGTACTGGCCGCGGGTCTGCTGCTCGAGCAGGTCGGATTCGGTCATAGCAGCCCCTCGGTTTCGTTGTGATGCATCTCAGTGTCGGCGGCGCGGTTCTGCGCACCGTGAGCCAGGCGCAGCTGCTCCACCTGCAGGCGGAACTGACGGTCCAGCTCGGCCTGCTCGGCCTTGAATGCCAGCTCCTTGTCCTGCTTCTGCATCTCGAGCTGCATTTCGGCCTGCGCCTTCTGCTGGCTGTCCTGCAGCTTGGCCTTCTCCAGCTCAACCTTCGGATCTGGCGGCGGCGGGCTGTTGTCCTCCGGCACCGTGTCGGGATCGAGCCAGAATTCCTCGGGATTCTTGAAGCCGGCGTTCTCGGCCAGGCGAGCCTGCACGTTGAACACCTGTTTCGGGCTCAGCAGCTGCTTGGCATACGGCGAGCCAGCCACCGCAGCCTGCGCCTGGGCAATCTGCATCAGGAACTGGCTCTGCTGCTGCACGTCACCGGTACCGATACCGACGTTGATGGTCATGTCGTACTGGTCACGCCAGGCCTGCGGGTCGTACTGCACAAACTTGCCGTTGAGCCGGTAGCTCAGCTGCTCCATGCCGTTGTCGCTCAGCGTCTTGAAGATGCCGCGGAACATCGGCGCGACCAGGCACTCGGCAGCAATCCGCGCCATCAGCTTCATGCGCTTCTGACTGGCGTTCATGATCATCTGCGCGCCAGTCGCGGTCTTGTTCAGGGAGTCCCCGTCCAAGCCTTGCGAGTAGCGCGTCCAGCCGGTTCGGTTCTCCTTGGCGCCCTGCAGTTGCTCGAGCATTGGCATGGCCTCGATGCCCTGCCAGCGCTCGGCGTAGGGACGTACAGCGCCTTGAATCTTCTCGCGAATCACGCCGCCTGGGCGACGGTTCAACAGGTCGTCGATGTTGGCCTGCGGGTTACCCTGCGAGTCGGTGAGAACCACCGTCTCCTGGTTGTTGGCCAGGTACAGGTTGTCGATCTGCTGCCGGAGAATCGTGGTATGGATGCGCTGGAAGTCCTCGACCAAGTCAGCCACGGACACGCCGGAGAACGCGTGCGTCATCAGGTACGGCGACCAGGCAGCAATCGGGACGTGGCCGCACTCTTCATTCAGCAGAATGCGATCGCCCAGACGGATGATGTGGCGGCGCTCAGCAATGCCATCACCGTCGTAGTCGCACAGCACGTACTCGTCACGCAGGTAGCCGCGCACCATCGACTCATCGGCGGTGTCTTCGTCCTCAAAGTCATCGAACCGGCCGCCGTTGTTCTCGCGGTAGTCGGTGACGTTCTCGTAGACGGCAGCACGAACCTCCGAGGAATCCACGTCGAAACCCATCTCGCGGATCTCGGAGACGCTGCGGCGGGTCACATGGCAGACGTACGGGCAGTCATCCAGCAACGGAGAGTCGTGCCGGCGCGAAACCTGCAGCTCTTCCGGCGGAATTGCGACGATGCAGCACTTGCCCTTCTCTTCCACCGTCTTGATCTTGACCGTGAAGCGACGGGAAAGCGGTAGGCCGCTCATCAGCGCCTGGGCGATCTCTTGTTCGCTCGGCTGGACTTCCTCTTGCTCGACGACCTCAGCACTTGGGTTGCCGGCCAGAAACTCGGCCAGCTGCATTTCATCGACAGCGCGGTATGTGTTGAACGTCGGCGTGCGCTTCTTCTCCCAGAACCACTTGACCGAACCTGTCTTGAGCAGCAGCGCGTCCTTCAGGGCGGTGTAGAGGATCAGGAAGCCGTTGTTCTGCTTGTAGAACACGTAGTTGCAGGCGTTGGTCACCTGCTCGGCGCTCTCCTCATCCTCAGGGCCTACCGGTTCGAAGACGACGGCCTTGTCGGAGCTGGTGAACACCTCGATAAGGTCAGGCAGCATCCCTTCGACCGCATCGAACACGTCAGAGGCGACGACCGCCGAGCGGCCTTCCTCTTCGTTGCCGTAGGGTTCGCGCGTATAGGCACGCATCGCCCGGGTGCGCTCTTCCTGCAGCTCGCCGTCATTGAACAGATGGGCCTGGCGAGCCTCGTCATCGAGGAACGACAACAGGTCAGCGTCGGTCATCTTGGTCATGAAATCATCCGGTTTCGGTAGTTGAGCGGCTGAGCCGGTCGATTTGCAGGGAGTTCGTAGGCCACGCACATCAGGCCAAAGGCGTCAGCGGAGTGCGATGCCCAATCGTGAGCAGGGCCGAGGCCAACGCCGCGGATCTCGTCGCGCTTCTCGTGATACCAGCCAAGCGCCTCGCGCCCGGACTGCGTTGTCTCTTCGTTGAACCACATCGATGGGAACAGCCTGCGGGCCGCCTCTACGCGCAGCATCGCCGCCCCCTTGCCCTGGTTAGGGACAACAGTCACAACGTAGCCGGAAGCCTCGAATGCGGAGCGATACGACACGTCATGGACCTTGTCCTGAGTGTCACCGTCGTGAGGGAGCCAGATTTGCGCCCGATCAGGCGTATAGCCACGAGAGCGCAGCCAGTTCAGGTGAGCCTCGATCGGCTGGCCCTGAACCTCGTAGTGGTCAAGGACACGAATCTCGCGCCCAATGAACTGCACCGCCCAGAACACGAAGGCGTCCGCCTTGGCTCCGGTGCCGCCGATGTCAGCGAACAAGCGAATGGTCATCAGCGGGTCAGCTGCTACGCGCCCGATGCGGTTTTCTGCCTTGGCCTGCGTCAACGGCTGGGCAAAGTAGGCGCCTGCAATGGTCGTAGCGTACTCGCCTTCCCAGACGTGGCCGTACTGGTCTGGCCGCTCCTGAGCGTCACGCTGGCGTTCACGCTCAAGCTTTGCCGGGAACTTCGGGTTATCCCGCCAGTTCAGCTCAATGACCTTGACAAGCGGGTCGTTGGCGAACCTGAACCGCGATTCAACCGGCGCGCTCTTGCGCTTAGGGTTCCAGGTGATCCACAGCTCGGCGTTCCAGTCGCTGCCCTCTTCACGCAGCGTCGGAATCAGCGTCAGCCAGGCCTCATCAGTGACAGGTTCAGCCTCGTCCACCCAGCAGATCAGCAACCGGCCTTTCGACTTGATCGAGGCGATGTTGCGGTCGAGACCGGCAAAGGCGAACTGAATACGTCCGTCGCGGCTCTTGATGCACTTGTCGCCCACATCGTAGTAGGCAGCCAGGAATGGCTCTTCCTCGATCGCCCGCTTGCACTCCTCCAGCGAGGAGTCGTCCAGCGAGTTCATGAACTGGCGGCCGCACAGGATGATTCCGGACTCGCCGTTCATCCCGTACATGTAGCCGCGCACGGCCGCCATCTTGGCGAAGGAGCGCGTCTTGCCTGAGCCCCGTCCGCCATATGCACCGCGCACGTCAGCACGCCCCTGGAACACAGGCAGCAGCTTAGGCGGCAGTGCTATCTGTACTGTCGTCACCTAAGGCCACCAGTTCAATGCGGGTCACGGTTTCAACCGGACCCCCATTGGCGCCGGTCAGCTCTACGTCTTGCTTCGCCTTGCCATAGCCGCGGTCGAGGATCTCCTTCACCGCAGCCACACGAGCAGCGGGCGGTGCATCGCCATTGCGCGCTATCTCGACCAGGTGCGTAATCGCCTCCTCGCCGAACGACTGCGCGATCTCTTTGATGTCCGCTGTGATTTTGTTCGGGGTGCCTTTCTGTCGGCCGCCCGTCTTGGGCAGGCCTTTGGGTCTGCCGGCCATATCTAAACCTTTCTAGTTTTGGAACGTTTCCACCACCGTCTAGCCGCTCTCCCCATTTCCCCTGCACAGAGGCAGGCGATGCAGATGCCTAGCCAGGTGATGATGAGGATGGCGTGGAGGCGCTTCATGCGCCGGCCTTCTTCTCGCCGAACCGTACAGCCAGCTCACGGAGCTTCTCGGTACCGAGAAACCCGACTGATCCACCTACGAACGTAGCCATGCTCTGCGGGAGGCCGAAGTACTCGAGCAGCGGGACCAGGGTCAGCGTGGCGAATCCACACAGAGCGCCCTCGAGCACCATCTGCCGCTTAGTTCCGCCCCCGTACACGACTCGCAGCACGGCGATAGTCACGGACAGACAGAACGCGTACAGGCTCGGCGCAATAGCGTGCAGCCATGCGAGGACCGCAGCCCATACTTCTGGACTTTTCTCGGGCATCTTGGGCATCTCGGTTATCCCGCATGGGGCAGTTGGTGTTTGGTCCGGCCTCACATGCGCGTGCGATCCGCCTATGAGCAAGGAGGCAGGCATGGGGCCGGAAGAGGGTTGGGCGCATGGTGGCGAGCCATTCAAACGGCCTTTAGCGCCCGAAACGAAAAAGCCCCGACCGAAGTCAGGGCTATTGAATTGGTGCAGGTGGCCGGCGGCAATCCGGCTTACTGGTTGCATTATTCTCAGCGGCGAATACTGCGCCCCTTCCGGGAGGTCGCCTCGGACATTCCATCCGATATGCACGTGCGTGGTGGTCGTATCTGTGTAGCCCGATGAGCTCCACCGCCTTCGGGGTCAGCATCTGCCCGCGCATTCACCTGCTCTCGGCCATCTCAACGCGTGAAATGACCAAGATAGGCATAGGATGGCTCATTGGCTCACAGGATGCAATAGGTACTCTCAAATATCTTTCCGTTCGCGAGGATTCCTACCAATCACGCCGCCTGATCAGCAAGAATCCCCTCTTTCGCAAGGATTTCGTGAGCTTCAACCAGCGCGTTGTCCACCGCCTGCTTAAGCCCCTTTCGGATATCACGACGCCAGCGCTCTTGGGTCTTCACCGGCACCGGGTCATCGCTCCAGTTGTCCATTTCGTACCACCCGTCCGGCAGCACATTGGTTGACCGCTTGCCCTCTGCGCCCGGCAGCTTCGGATAGGCCCACGTCACCACGCAGCAGTTGATGAACCGGGCCGGTGCCGGGGATTGGATCGTGCCGACCAACTCAGCGATGGCGATGCGCTTGCGGTCGGCGTGCGTCGAATACTGCGCTACCAATGCGCGCCAGTGCTCAGGACTCAGCATGGCGTGCAAGCGTGAGTGAACCCAGCAGTCGGTGAGAAACGCTTCTTCCTTGCCGCAGATGGCGCCCGGAACGCGGGCAGCCTGCACCTTTGGCTCGAAGTCACAGCCACCCGCCGAGTTGATCACCTCCGACGCCAGGGCGCGGACTACTGCGGAAACCACGTTCTGATAGATCATGCTGCTGCTCCCCGTGCTGCTGCCGCATCGCGGCGAAAGAATGTACCGCCGACGCAGTGAATGAGCGTCCGCTTGCCGTTGGCATAGGTGATGTCGTGGGTGTGGGTCCAGCCGCTTGGGCTGTCCGCGTTGTAGCCCATGTTCAGTTTCGAGCTCGTGCCTACGGAGTGCGCGCCGTCGACGATCTCTGCGCCATGGCTGTGCCCCTTGGTGACCTTGGCGCCGATCATGGCGAAGCCGTTGGTGGATCCGCGGGCGCCGTTTGGACCCTTGTGCCCATGCCAGCCAAACTCGATGCCGTGCTTGCGGAAGGACTCGCCAGGCTTGAGCCAGCGCAGGCGGTCGCCGTTCTGCATCAGCTTGTCCATCCAGTACTGGAACGGGTCGCAGTAGCCGCCCTCATGGATTGCCAGCAGCATTGCGGTCTTGGTCTCGTGGTAGACCAGCGCATTCTCCAGGTCGTGAGCGTGCTCGGACTTCTCCAGCCATTGGGTGAAGTGGCTGTGATGGTTGGAGTCGACGATGATCATCTCGTCCGCCAGCACGGCGAGCTCGTCCAGGTGGCGCGCCGTGATCTTGAGTTCACGCAGGACGCTCGAGGCGCCGTCGATGTGGCGCTTGAACTTCTCGAAGTAGCGGCTGTGGTGACTGGCCGACCCGAAGTTCAGCACGTCATGTCCGACAATGCGTTTCGGCCGTATCAGGCCAGCGAGCTCCTTGGTCGCCGCGGTCACAACTGGATCCGCGAGCTCGGAATGTAGGTCACCCATCGCAAGGACTTCGGCCTGCGGTGCCTTTTCAGTCCCTTTTGTTGTGTACTTGGTGTCGAGGTCGATGAACGAGCCGTCACGCATCGCGCATATGTGGCGGGTGTGGGTAGCGGCGCCATCGACTTCGACCACTACGGCGGCCAGGGTGTGATGGAAATAACCCTTCGCGCCGGCGTTCGTGTCGCTGTACTGCTCGACAGTACAGGCGCCGGTCGTCATTACCAGCTTTGCCGGCTCGCCAACGTTGGTCGCCACCGACTTCAGGGCAATCTTGGTGTGCCCGATGATGGCCGAGTCGGTACCGGAGATGGTAAGCAGCCCCTGTAGCGGGCGAATGGCGGTTGGCTGCACCTTGATGTCACCTAGGACAACCAGCCCCTTCGCCAGCTTCGTCCGCTCGTGCGTGATGTAAGGCATGAGACGGGCATCCCACCAGTCGTCATCGGCCACTTCATCCCGGCGAGTCGGGTTCTTGTAGCGCATGGGGATCACGATCAGCCTGGCGCCACGCAGGGAGCAATACAGCTGCAGCGTCTTGAGGAATGCCGAGTGCGCCTTGGTGGCGTTCACGGCTGCGGTGATGACGTAGGTTTCGGCCTTACCTTCCAGCTCCGGCACGTCCACGCCCCGCTTCTCGTTGTAGATGTGCCCGCATCCGGTGCAGCACAGGCGGCGATTGGTGCCGCGGTATGAGTGAAGTCGGCTGCCTGTGTTCAGGCACTTCGGACATGCGAGCATCAGTTCCCCCTAGAACTCTTCAATGGCCCAGCCGCCGCCCGCCTTTTTGCTCTTGGCGGTTACGGCGATGATGCGGAATGGGTATTGGTCGGCGGCGATCTTGGTCTTTGCTCGAGCATCGTCCTGCCAGTAGCCCTTGACTTCGTGCAACTCCATCGAGCCATCGGCGAGCATCACGGCGAAGTCGGGCGTATAGAACGTCTTGTCGGCCAGGCGCAGCTTGATGCCTTCGAAGCGGTACCAAGCGATCTCGCCGGCGAACTTGCGAGCCTCGAGGTGCTGGCGATACGCCTCTTCGGTCTTGTTGAGCTGGCCGACCGGGAGGCGCCCGAGGGCTTGCAGGCGCTTCTGTGCCTGATTTCCCGATCCAGCACTTTTCGCCGGCGCGAGCGTGGTTTGGGCTGAGGCTTTACGGATCGGGAAAGTCACAGGCCCACCCTCCGAACGATCTTCCCCAGCCAGCGAGGCAGCGACAGACCGAACGCCCAATCGCCGCAGCTGAATAGCCGAAAACCAATCTCCCGCATGTTCGAGTAGAGCGGCCCCGTCTCGGATATCCGGAACCACACAGGGCCAATGCCGAAGACGATCAGCTTTTTCACGTCCTCGCGCAGAGTCAGCTCTGACTCGGTGATGAACAGCCAGCAGGCAAGGCCAGCCATGACCGAATAGCCAACGATCGTCGCGATATCGTTCATCACCTGGATCATCTACCTGCCCTCGCCTTCAGAGCCGCCACAACGGCAGGTCGCGCACTCTCCGGAACAGCTGCCAGCAGAACGTTGCCCTGCCGCTGCTTCTCCGGCCCCTTGAGGTCGCGCACCTTCCACCTGATCAGGCAGGCCGTTTTGTCCGCTTCGATCAGCGCCCTCTCCGCTGCTGGCAATGAGGCCAGATTGAATGAGCCATTCACGGCCAACGCCGTCGTAGTGCTCGCCGTCATTTCCGTTCTGTCCTATCACGTCGATTCGAGAGGGCTTCATGCCAGTTCCGCCTTCTCTTCAGGAGTGCGGCAGTCGATGGTGTTCTGCTGGCCGAATGCAGTGGCCCGAATAGCGTCATCCGTCCACCCGGCATCCTCGTCGATCATCTGCAGTCGGCGTGCGGCGCTATCGGCAATGTCCTGCCAGTCGCGGCGCAGATCCTTGTGGCCGCGCTTGCCAGTGGCGAATGCCTTCTTGAATACGTGCTGAGCCACCGGGCAGGTGATGCCAGCCAGCTCGATCAGCCGGTACACGTCCACGCGGTCATAGGCGGAAACGTCGATGAAGTAGTGTTCGTGGCTCATTGGCTCGCTTCCTTCTCGTTCAATTCGGTTACTTTCAGGTCTGCCCATGCGGCCGCTAGCGGGGCCAGGACGGCGACAAAGACGATTAGCGCGATCTCTAGCCAGCTCATTGCGGCTTCCTTGTGGCTCTGTTGTTTGCGATCAGGGGGAGCTGGCCGGGCTTTAGCGGCCATGGGTGTTCCTTGCGGCAGTCGTGGCAGTACAGGGTCTGCCGTAGGCTGTAGCCGGTTGTCTTGTGGGTGGCGTCTACGGGGCAGGTCTTCATGCGGCCTGCTCCGGCGCCTTAGGGAACACGTGCCAGCGGCCAATGCCTTTCCAGGTTCCGCCGTGGCAGCTTTGCGTGATGCTGTCGTACGGCGAGACGAAGAAGGTCCACCACTCGCCAAGGATCAGACCCGGCACCCAGCGCCAAGCCGGGCGGCTGAAGCCGTGGACGGAGCCGACAGCGAAGCCCCAGCGGCAGACGCTGATCGCGCAAGCCAGTGCCCAGCCGGCCTTTACCAGTCCTTTGCCGAATTTCCAGCCGAGCCAGGCCTGAACGGGAATGCCGCACGCAGCCAAGAAAACGATGTACCAGTCCAAAGTCATGCCGCCTGCTCCAGTCCGATCAATTCCATGACCCGCGCAGGAAGCGTCAGGCCCATATCAAGCAACCGCAGGGCGCAGTCGCGGATTAGTGTTTCCTGCTTCCCATAGGCCAGCTCGAAGCGGGCCTTGTAGGGGTGAACGGCGATGAGGCCAGGGGCACCGTAGCCGTCTTGGTGATGGCCGGCGCACAGCGGAAGAACCAGCCAGTGCGCGTCAGGCTTCGTGCGGCCGTCGACGTGGTGGATGCTCACGACGTGGTTGCGCTGATGGCCTGCCGTGTCGCGATGGCAGGCGATGCAGCCGATGTGCTGGGCCAGCAGGTCGTGGTAGCGCTTCTGCTCGGCAGAGGGTGTGCGTCCTTTCATCAGTAGCTCACTCCGAACCAGAGCTTCCCGATGCGCACGTAACAATGGAAACCGTCGTAGTACATCGGTTTGCACAGGAAAAACGGCTCGCCTGGCTTGGTCCCCCAGGTAGAATCCCAGCCGGCATCCCAATCGCCGTACTGCAGCGCCCAGCGGATGTGCTTCCAGATACTCATCTTCATGCAGCAATCCCCCAATGATCAGCCGTCGTGAACCTCACGCCCTGCTCTGCCGCGAACGCTTCCATGACCTCGAACATGTCGTTGAACCACTTCTTGCTCTGCTTGCGGGTGGAGATACCCAGGACCACGAAGCCACCATTCAGGCCTGGCACGGCTCGCTGCTGCTCGACGGCTGCGCTGAATACGTGCTTCCAGTCGGTGTCCTCGAGCTTCTGGCCGTACCACTCAACCTGGCGGCTGATGTCGCGCAACATGGCCCACATGCGGCGGTTCTGGGCGTCGCTGCGGGCCTCTTCGCGCATGCTCCAGACATAGCCGGCGTCGAGGTCAACGCGCTGCAGGATCTGCATGGCGCGCTGGCGGTCCATCTCATTGCGTAGGGGAAAGGTTGGGTTAGCCACGGCGCACCTCCCGCAGGCTCTGGCACTCAACGCAGCACACCGCCCATGGCGCAGCACGACGGCGCGCCTCGGGAATCTCGATGCCGCACTCCTCGCACTCCTCAGCGCCCTGCCCCTGCAGCCTGGCCTGTACCAGCGCCACGCCACCTATACGATCTGCCTCCTCTAGGCCAGTAGCGCGATCTGTTACATCGGGGGCTGTGCGGGCCTGGTGGAAGGCTTCGGTGATTTCCATGTAGTCAGACATTTGCCACCTCGGCGAACAGGTCATATTGCGGCACCGGAGTAGCCAAACGAACGGCCTCCTCGTCGATACGCGCGCTTGCGGTTTCAAAATGGGACGGGTCAAGCTCGATGCCGATGAAGTCGCAGCCGCAGCGCAGCGCAGCAACTCCGGTGGTACCGCTGCCCATGGTGTTGTCGAGAACCGTCATGCCCGGTACCGTGTAGGTGCGGATCAGGTATTCCATTAGGGCAACTGGCTTTTGCGTCGGGTGGAGGCTCGCTGTCTGCTTGTCGCTAGAGAAAAATTGAACCGTCCGCGGATAACGCTCGGTCGAGTCATATGCGATCTGCATGCAGCGCTGCTCGCCATAAACCGGCGTTTTGTCGCCGCGCTTGATAGAAGTCTTGCGCTCGTGCCCGCTTGTCATCTGCGGGTTGTAGGCGGGTTGTTTCCGATAGAAAACGAGGGCTGACTCGTGAGCACGCAGCGGCTGCTTCTTAGCGTTTAGATGCCCGGTCGCATGGCCCTTCTCCCAGATCCATTCATAGCGGAACAGGTCCGGACGGCTCATCACGAGCATGGAAGTGAACGGCTGAGCAGCTGTCAGGACAATCGCGGCTTCCGGCTTGGCGACTCGCAGGTACTGCTCCCACAACACAGCCATCGGAATCACTTCATCCCAGGCGCACTGCGTCGTCCCGTAAGGAAGGTCGGCCAGGATCAGATCGACGGTGCCGGCCTGGATTTCCTTCATCCGCTCCAGGCAGTCGCCGAGCATCAGGTGTACTTCGCTCATTTCCGTGCTCCTACGCCGCGCTGGGTGCTTCCGTCAGCACAGACGACGCGATGGTCATTGCCGCGGGATAGGCCTATGCCGGTCGCGGTGGTTTCTCGTATCTGGTAGCCCTGGCGCTGCAGGAGCTGGATGGCGTGCTGCTGGAGGGGGTTCATGCGGCAGCCCTCCGGCGTTCGGCACGCTTGGCGCGAACCTTGGCGAGCAGGTTGCGAATGCGCATACGGTTCATGGCCGTCTCCTGCTGGGGTTCCATTTGCTCGAGTCGGGATTCGAGGAGTTCGTTGATGTGCTTCATTAGCCTCTCCCCATCATCGAGCGCAGATTCTTGGCCGGCGCTGGCTTGCTCTGCGGCTGGTAGTCCTCTTCCTGCTGCTGAGCGCATGGAACGAAGCGGGCCAGAGCGCCTTGGAACTGGAGCAGGCAGAACCCGGGGTTGGCGTGACGGCACTTCACGATGTTCATCTCGGTGATGCCGTTCTGGCCGCGCTCGGTGTCCATGTCGCGGTGAGCCATGATGATGATGTCGGCGTCCTGCTCAATCTCGCCGGAGTCCCGCAAGTCGCTCATCTGTGGCTTCTTTTCGGCGCGGGTTTCGATGCTGCGGTTGAGCTGCGCCAGAACCACGACAGGGATTCCAAGCTCTTTCGCCAGCCGCTTGAACCCGCGGGTATACGCGCCAAGCTCTTGGTTTCGGTTCTGGTACCGATCAGCCTGGTCGCTGGCGATAAGGCTCAGGTAATCGACGACGATCAGGTCAAGCGGCTTGGCCCGATGCTCGAAACGGGCGATGGAGCAGATGCGGGAGAACGTCAGTCCAGGCTTGTCGCAGATGCGAACGTCTGCATCGGCCATGCGGGCAACAGCGGCTTCCATCTGGAGCTTGGCGGTACCATCCATGACAGCCTCGCCAGACTCGATCCAGTTCTGGCTCACGCCGGAGATGGATGCCAGGGACCGCTTCGCCAGTTCCTTCTTCGCCATTTCAAGCGAGAAGATCAGAGCGCCGCCCTTGCCCTTGATGGCCACTTGATCGGCCAGGCCGGTACCCAATACCGTTTTGCCGGTACCGGGCCGGCCAGCGATGATCGCCAAGTTCCCAGGGCGAACGCCGTTTATGATGTTGTCCAGATCGCTCAAGCCGAACTTGAGGCCCATCTGTTGCACGCCGTCGAGACGATCCTGCATGTCTACGAATACTTCGCCCAGCGCTTCGCGAATGGTCACCACGTCCGGCGATTCTTCGTGCACGGCGAGGTCCATAGCCAGGCGCTGAGCGTTCGAGACCTGCTCGGCGAGACTGCCAGCCTGCTGCGCCATCGCCATGATCTGCTGTCCGACTTCGTACAGCTTGCGGGCCTTTGCGCGCTCGACGACGATTCGGCCGTAGTGAACGCCATTCGCGGCGCTCGGCACGTTGCGCATGATGTCCGAGGCGTAAACGATGGTCATCTCGCCGCTAGGCAGCTCGGAACGGATCTCCGAAAGCGTGATGCTGTCAGGGCGCTGCTTCTTCGAGTGCGCGGCCAAGATCATCGAGTACAGCGCCTGGTGATCTTCGTGCGCAAAGTCGGTCGGAGCCAAGAAGGCGCCAACGGTTTCGCACAGCTCCGGCTCGTGCATCAGGGCGCCAAGTACGCCGGTTTCTGCTTCGTCTGAAATCAGGGGGCGGCTGCTCATCACACGGCCTCCAGAACTTTCAGGACTTTGTCTTGGCGGGTCAGGAACTCGATATCAGCAGTCCAGCCGCGGTCGTTCTGTCCGATCCAGTGCGGGTTAGTCAGGCACTGAGCGAAGTAGGCCTCCCAGAAATCACCTTTGCGGAACGGGAAACCGCCCTCGATCTCCAGGTTCCAGCAGGCCTTGATCTGGCGCTGACGCTTCGGGTTCAGCTTGATGCAGGTCGGCAGCTTGGAGCCGCACACCCGGTTGTAGATCTCCATGATCTTGGCGTACGGGATGCGGTCGGCTTTCGCAGAAGCGGGTTGATCAGCGACGGAGTTGTCTTGCGCTTGTGCTTCCAGCTTCTCGACCGAAGGGGTCGCAGCGGAAGCGGCGACAACTGCGTTAGCAGTAGATTCTGTGTTTCTTTCTTTTATGTGTGTAATTTTCGACACAGTGGCAGGTGTGTTTTCTACACAGTGTGTAGATTTCGACACGGTGGATTTAGGGTCGATTTTCCACTCGGAAACTGGGAGGAATGCGATCGGGTCACGGCTGCCGCCATCACGGAAAAGGACACGCTGACGGATCAGGGAGTTGATGGCGCGAGAGACGTTTGCACGCTCTGCCTCTGCCTTGCTCTCGTCCGCGTACATCATCTTTGAGACGTACAGGGCAGCTACCTTGACCGACTCCTTGTTGAAGCCAGCAGTGAGCCGGTGAATAGCCAGGGCCACACGAAGCTCACGGCCGGAGAGATCCGCACCAATCAAAGCCTCGTACAGTTCGTTGTCCATCCGGGTGAACCCCCGTTGGGTGTTGCCAATCTGAATAACGTTTGTCATGATTCGTCCTGTGTGTTGTTGCTGTTGAAGAGCCCGGTCTGAACCACCGGGCTTTTTGTTGCCCTGAATTTGGGTACTGGATAAAAAAACAGCACATCCATAACCCTGTCGCTTCTTTACCGCTTGGCCTAATCTGGAACCCATGGAAACCACTGACATGGACGTTCAAATGACTAGGCCGGGAATCTCTGAATCAGGAAGCCTCTTGCCAGGGGAAGTCGGGGCAGAGGTCGCGGCGGTTAACAGCGCCACCGGTAGCACGCTCGATCTGGATGGCACGCTCAGCAGTGATGCCGCGCTGGCCGGAGATCAAACGGGAGAGGTAGGTGGGCTTGACGCCGAGGCGGGCAGCGAGCTTTTGCTTCTCGCCGCGAGGCAGACTATTGGCGTAAGTGGCGAGGTCCATGCGCATTTACCTGCGGGTACATTTACCACGCAGTTTACCTCGCCAGACCAACAGGTCAAGGTAATTTCCCGCAAGGAAAATGCCGGCTTTAATAGCGGCATGGACATCTCTGAAATTCGCAAACACCGGGTCGCCCAGCTCATTGATCAGCGCTTCAATGGGGTTGCTGCCGACTTCGCCGCAGCCATCAGCCGGACGCCTTCGTACGTCTCCCGCATGCTGTCCTCGAACAAGCACAGCAGGGGCATTGGCGAGACCATGGCGCGCTGGATTGAGCAGGAGCTTGAGCTAGAGCCAGGCTTTGTAGATCGCCCGCTAGACGCAGCCGAGCGCCCTCCTGTAAAGCAAGCCGAGCTGCCGTACGAGCTGGAGCCGGTGGGCGTATGGGATGACGAAACCCCGCTAGAGGATGGCGAGGTTGAGCTGCCCTTCCTGAAAGAGGTTGAGCTGTCCGCAGGAAGCGGCAGAACGGCCATTCACGAGGCGGGATCAAGGAAGATGCGCTTCGGTGCCAGGACGATGCGTGCGCGTGGCGTAGAGCCTGCCAACGCGGTTTGCGTGACGGTTACTGGCAACTCCATGGAGCCGGTACTGCGCGACGGCGCCACCGTGAGCATCGACCGCGGTACCACACGCATTCACGACGGCGACATGTACGCGATCGACCACGACGGCCAGCTGCGCGTTAAGCAGCTGTACCGCCTGCCAGGCGGCGGTATTCGCCTGCGCAGCTTCAATCGCGACGAGCATCCCGACGAGGAATACAGCCTCGAGCAAATCGAACGCCACAAGATCCGCGTCCTCGGCCGGGTCTGGTGGGGCGCCATGTTTTTTTGAGGGCCTCTTCCGGGCCTTCCATCTCGCGTCAACCCTGCCATCATCGACGAACGGTCGACATATCTAATCTTTGGTTCAATTCTGGTGCGGTGCCATCATCCGGCACCCTGCCCCTGCGCCGATAAAGAAAACAAATCGATGCACGGATTGGCTCATAGATTTATTTGCCAGCCCTGATAGCCGAATGCCACTACCCTGTTGCGTTTTGTAAAGGACGCAAGGGCAAAGGAGTTTTTTGATGGATTGTTCGACGTGCACCAACCGGTGCGAAAGCATGTTGTCCCGCCAGGATCTGGAGCGCAGCGGAGTTGACCAGGCGAACATTAGGAAGATGCGGCTGGCGAAACACATGACGCGGCCAGCCATGCCCTTTGATGCCGAGGTTCTGCTTGATTGCGAGGACCAAGACCTTCGCCCTGGGCACGCCTTCATCATCGACATTGGCGGCGCCCTACGCTTTGCGTTCGCTGCCCTGCTGCCTGGCGGCGGCATGAATCTTCACGCAGCCTACGATCCAGCCCATTCCGAGGCTGTCGAGGCCTCTGCGGCTGGTAAAGCCCAGGTAATCGGGCGCGTGTTCAGGGTGGACTGGCTCACAGGATGACCGCATTGGCGAGAAAAGAACCTGCTTCGGCAGGTTTTTTTGTGCCTGAAATTTGACTTTCGAGACAGGGAGTTACCTCAATGGCAGGTAAACTTTTCCATAAATATTTACCTCACCCGCTTGACGTATGTTTTCCGCGTGGTAAATTTACCTCAACGCAACACACAACGCCGGACACGCCGGCTAGGACGAGAGGGACCGAAACCTTCTCCCAGCCCCCGACAAGGGGACCGACTGGCGACTGGACAGGAAGTCCGACGACGTTCTTTAGAAACGGAAGAATCACTGAAGCGCCTTCGACGAGAGGGCGCTTTGGGATGACAACCGAGACAAGGAGATCCACATGGACACGATCCAGGTAGACGGATGGCTCGGCCGGCTCGGTCAGGGGCTCGCGCCGCGGCAGCTGGAAGCAACCCTTTGGGCGTGCGCAGACAAGACGGCGAAAGAGATAGCGCGCTGCATGGGCTGCGCGCCGGCTACGGTCGTCAAGCAGCTCGACGACGCCCGTTTCAAGCTGGGCAACCAGCGCACAACACGCGGCCTCTGCCTGGAAGCCATGCGCCGGGGAATCATCGCCCCGCTCGTGCTGGCGTTATTGGTAGGCGCCGAGCACACCCAAGTTCGCCCGGTACGCCGGCCAGACGCGCCGCGCACACAGATGACAGTCCGGACTCAGCGGATGGACGAGGCAGGAATCACAGCATGACGAAAATCAGGATCTCGGACTTCCCTGAAGAAGTGCAGATAGAGCTCGAAATCCAAGCTGAGGCTGCTGGCATGAGCGTAGAGAAATACGCGGCTGACCTTCTGCGCGAAGCGCTGGATGATCTGGCTAAAGACGTTGGCGACGTTCAAAAGCCAGTCGTGCACTGAGACGACTCGGCATAGCGCGCAACGGAGAACGGAACATTCACTGATGCCGATTCGATGAGTCGGCATTGGGAATCACGGATGACAAGGAGAAGCCATTGAGACCATGACGAACCTGGGCGGCCCTATAACCAGCCGCCGCAGCGTAACGCGCTAGCCCACGCAAGCGCGCCAGACCACGCCAGCGCACTACGTCGCATAGAGCGGTAGAGCAAGAAGTCCGGCATTCGCTGGAAGACTCAACTGTAGCGCACTAGCCGTAACCAGCCGGCAGTCCGCGATTGAGTGCACAAAGAAAGCGCAGAGCATACGCACCGCATCCCTAGGTGACCGAATAGTCGGCGCCCTGGCAACGGATAGTCACTGCCATCTGCGCTTTGCTGTGTGCATTTGCACAAACCCACGTCAACCCATCCCGCTCTCAGGTGGTAGTGAGAGCGCAGCGGATGGAAGAGGCGCAGTTGGCGGCTTGATGGATTAACCGAACAAGGAATCTGACATGAAAGAGATGACGGTAGAGATGCTGCGCAAGTACCTGATGGATGCGCGCGACCAAGACGATTATGAGGTGCGCCAGGACATTCGCTATCCACTAGCGCCCCGCATCACTTGCGCTGACGGCTTCTCACTGTCGGTGCAGGCAACTCACGGCGCCTACTGCTCGCCGCGAACCAACATCGCCGACTGGTACGAAGTCGAGGTTGGCTTTCCATCCGAAGCGCCGACTGAGTTTGCATCGTATGCCGAGGACAGCGACAGGCTGACTGACACGGTTTATCCGTACACGCCGATTGAGCTGGTAGTCGCCGAGATCAACAAGCACGGCGGCATCGCCTAACCCCACCCCCGCAGCTTGGCGACAGGCTGCAGCGGGCACCCATCAGCACATAGGAGGATGAGATGAGCGAATGGATAAGCGTGAGCGAGCGGCTGCCTCCTGAGGACGAATGCGTGCTTGGGTTTGAGCCTTGGCACGAAGGCGGTGGCTGGCAGTGCGTCGTAACGCAGCACAACAGCTTCTTCACGAATGAACAGTGCGTCGGAGTGGATATATCACACTGGATGCCACTCCCGCCGCCGCCGAGCACGCCATGCTAACCGGCCCCGAAGTCCTGATCCTCTGCGCCATCCTCGCAGCGCTGTACATGTGGGATTGGTGGAGAAGGAATTGGAAAGGAGATTGAACGATGGCCATGTTCATCAATGCTGCGACTCAACTCGGTAGCTGCCCATCACTTGGCGATCAAGTAAGGGTGAGGGCAATGCGCCTTGGCGGAGGCTGGCACGAGGCTAGGAACGAACTGGCTGCCATCGCTGAGGAGCTATTCGGCACAGAGCCAGCAAAGAGCAAAGACGACTTCAGGGCAGTCTGCCGCGAAGTTTTTAGGACGGAATAACCCCCGCCTGAACCAGCCAGGCCAGACCACCAGGTCTGCGATAACCGTACGGCGCGCGGTGCTGGTAGCGCCATGAATTCACAGAGAGGCACGCCATGAACAAAGATTTCACCGAGTTTGACGCCAAGCTGCTCGAGCTGATCGACGCTGGGTGCAACACCCTGAGGCAAATCGAAGTAGACCCAGTCCTGAAGCCGATGGCGACAAAGCTGGCGACTGCTCCGTTCTACGAAGAATTCCGCGTCATCGACCGCCGACTACAGGCCGCTCGCCGCGCCGGAAAGATCCGCTACAACGGCAAACACTGGGAACGCCGAGAGCAGTAACAACCATCAGCTGGAGCCGATCCGGCGTCAAGGAAGACGACTCCTGCCCAGAGCCTGCCGGGTATCGGTAGCAGGCCGAATGGCTCACGTAACGAGCCTGCATCGGAGAGTGATCTGCACCGGGACGCCGGTGATGCCTATAGCGCAGCCAGGTTAGCGCGCCCAAGGCCAGGGAGGTCGTCGGTTCGAGTCCGACTAGGCAGCCAGATCACTCCCCGATGCAGTGGATTCGCCGCAATCGGTATATCCGAGGGAAAACCGGAAACGGATAAAAGCTGGACTTCGGCAGCCAGCCACACCTGCATCACCCCTTCCATAGGTGGCCACTGCCTGCCCAGTGAGCGTTCCAGCGAGGGCTCAGCTATGTAGATTCCTGCCAGCGCGGGCACGACTAAGGCGCACGGTAAACCCGAAAGCCCGGCCAGAACCTAGCGCCGGGCTTTCACCCCGCATTCCGCCCATCCGGGCAACCGAGGTATCCCACCATGAAGCACTACGGACCCATAGGGCGCCGCGAACAGCCGTGCCCGGATGACAGCACCTCACTCGAGGAAGCCATCCTCGACCAGCTAGACAACCTAGACCCCGACGTCATGCAGGCCTACGCCGAGTTCTGCGCAGAGCGCATGGAGGTGCCGGAGAAGCTGATAGCCGCCTTGATCCCCCTGCTCAACTACAAGCGGCGCTGGGAATCAGTACGCAGCCGCACAGACGAGGCGCTGGGCGATGCCTTGGACGAGATCGTCTGGAGCATCGACAAGCAGCAAGCGGCATTCATCGAACACCACGCGGCGCAGTTGCGCAGCAAGGCAGAGCAGATCAAGCAGGAGGCGGCATGAGCAAGGAAGTGAAGCGGTGGGATCACATCACAAGCTACGACGACAAGCTGCTTATTCAAGCGACTTTCATGGGCCTTCGAGAAGGCGGCGAGTACGTCAAGTGGGAAGACTACCAAGCCCTTCAGGAGAGCTTGGACAGAGCGCTGGAATTAACGCTCAAGGCGCAACAGCATGCTCTTGACATGGGCAACAAAGCGCTGACTGCAAACCAGTTGCTGATTGAGGTCCGAGGGGTCGTGTACCAGTCGTATATCGACCGTTGCGACCCAGAGGGCGCTGGGGAGTGCTTGAGCAAGATCGACGCCGCCCTGCAAGGAGCCCAGCCATGATCTTCTTCCAGGCAAACAACTTCACAGAGCTTCAGTCATTCGGCCCAACGGTCCTTCCTCGCCTGTGGCGCTACCCGGCCGATGGTAATCACCACCGCGCCGCACCAAAGGACAAGGCCAAGCGCAAAGCCCAGCGCAAGGCTCGCCGGATAAATCGGAGGAAGCCATGACCATCCAACTCAAGGAGCTGGCCGGCGCCTTCCTGCTGTATGGCGGAGTGGCGCCGTTCTGCGGATGGCTTGGTTACGTTGCGCTGATAGGGGGTGTGTGATGGATGACCGCGAACTGCTTGAGATGGCGGCGAAGGCTGCTGGGTATGTCGTCCGGTGGTATGACGACACCCTGGCATATGGGCCAACTTTCGGAATTGAAGTCGAGCCAGGAAACCCGTGCGGCTTCGATCATTGGAACCCGCTCACCGACGACGGCGATGCGCTGCGGCTGGCGGTGAAGCTGAAACTGATCGTAGAGGTAGGTTCATGCTGGCTCAGCAAGTACGGTCCGGTGTTTGGAGAGGACGTACTGCCCGACCCACTTTCCGCTACTCGCCGTGCAATCGTAAGGGCGGCTGCCCAGATCGGGAGGGCCATGTGATGGCATCAGCCTACCAACGCGCCAAGCGCCTAGCGTTCTGGAAATTCTACGGCTACGGCTTGGCAGTGTTCTCGCTGCTGGCTGTGATTAGCGGACTGGCAGGGAAGGTGACGGGATGAGCCAGATGATCGAAGTGAGTACCGCAGACTTGATCGGGCCAGCGCTGAACTGGGCCGTAGCAAAGGCAACCGATGCAAGCCAGGTGAAGGTAGTCGAATGGGGCGACGGGAATACCGTCAGCTGCGTGTACCAGCTAGCCGATGGTGGCTGCTGGGCCAACCACTACTCGCCATCAACTGAATGGGATCAGGGCGGCGCGCTGATTCACAAGTACGGGTGCGACCTGAACTGCGTTGCATCGGCTAATTGCTGGGAATCGGCTTGCTGGGATGATGACCTGCCGACTCCAGACCTGCACCTGATGGAAGGCGAGACGCCGCTGATCGCCGCCTGCCGCGCCATCGTTGCCGCAAAGCTCGGGCGCTCCGTTCAAGTCCCTGCCGAACTGGTGACCCCATGAACCGCACCCTCCCCCTCCCCTACGACACCGGCCCGCACGACGACACCCCATCAGGCCACAGCTTCGCAGCTGCTTGGTGGGCTCTCCTGGGATTCGCAGCACTGGACATGCTTATCGTCTTCCAGTGGGCGGCGATTAATCACTTTTTCGGGTAACCGACCATGCAACCAACCACAGCACAGGTTCCGCCTGCTGTTGCGGCTCAACTCGACTGGATGACGCTCGGATCTTTTGACCCCGAGCGATTCCAGGGCGAGCAGCGCAAGCAGTACGAAGACGAGGCCGCACGCATAGAGCGGCAATGGGACAACCAAGAGAGGTAGCCACGATGGCAACTGTAACGCTCATCCTGGGCAAGTCAGGCAGCGGCAAGAGCACCGCCATGCGGAACCTGTCGCCGGCCTCGACCGCCCTCATTCAGATCATCAAGAAGCCCCTCCCATTCAAGGGCGCCAAGGACTGGAAAGCCTACGTCACCGACAACCACGCCAACATCATCGGCGCCTGCCGCAAGACGGAGCGGAAGGTGATCGTCATCGACGACTTCCAGTACATGCTCGCCAATGAGTTCATGCGGCGCAGCGAGGAGAAGGGATTCGACAAGTTCTCCGACATTGGCCGGCACACCTGGGACGTGTTCGATGCGCTGCTGAAACTGCCGGACGACGTGCGGGTTTACATCCTCAGCCACACCGAGGAGACGGACGCCGGCCAGATCAAGATGAAAACGATCGGCAAGATGCTGGACGACAAGATCACGCTCGAGGGGATGGTGACCATCGTTCTGCGGGCAGTCGTTCAGGACCGCAATCACTACTTCAGCACCCGCAACAACGGATCGGACACGACGAAGGCGCCAATGGGCATGTTCGACGAAGACCTGATCGACAACGACCTGGCCGTGGTTGACGCGGCTATCTGTGACTACTACGGCATCACGCCCCTGGCAGCCGTCGCCTAAAACCCCAAGGAGAACCACGCATGTTCGCACTCGACACTAATGCCGCTCGCGCCGCCGACAACAAATCGGCCTTCATCGACGAGGCAGGCAAGTATATCGGCGTCTTCACCCGCGCCGAGTATATGGAGAAGAAGGAAACCGGCTCCACCGGGATCGGCTTCACCTTCAAATCCCGCGAAGGCGCCGAAGGCCAGTTCTACGTGAACCTGAGCTATCAGCACGGCACTCGCAACGACGGCGGTTACCAGCTGCTTAATGCGCTGATGGCCTGCATGTCGCTGCGCAATGTCGGCAACCCTCAACCAATCGAAATCGAAAAGTGGGACAACGAGGCAAAGCAGCGCGTCAAGGCTACCGTTCCTGGCTTCCCGGAGCTGATGAACACGGAAGTCGGCCTCCTCATCCAGATGGAGATCGAGAAGAGGAGCGAGAAAGGCATTCCACGCCCGACAATCTTTGCGCCGTTCTCTGCCGAGTCCGAGAAGACCGCATCGGAAATCCTCGACCCGAAGAAGCCGGCCGCCGCCAAGCTGGAAAAGATGGTCCAGCAGGTGATGAACAAGCCTCTGGTTGACCGTCGTCCGCAAGGCCAGCAGCAATCGGGAGGCTATGACCCTTACGCCGGCACCAATCAGTCGGCGCCTCCTGCTGACTGGGATGAAATTCCGTTTGATTGACCATCCAGGGCGCTTCGGCGCCCTTCTCTTTAGGGCTGAGAAATGAACATCTATCTGGACATTGAAACCATCCCAGGCCAGTCGCCGGCAGTGATGGAGCTGTTTCGCGAGGACGCGCAGGCCGACATGGATGCAGTGCGCGCCCCGGCCAACTACAAGGACGAAGCGAAGATCGCGGAGTATGTCGCCGCCAAGCGCGCTGAGATCGAAGAAGGCATCGAAGAGCGCTGGCGCAAGACCAGCTTCGACGGCGCGCTTGGCCACATCGCAGTGATTGGCTATGCCATCGGAGACGATGAGCCGGTGACGCTCTACCACGACGCCTACGGTACGCCAGAGGCTGAGCGCGACATGCTTGCCGGGTTCTTCGAGGCGGTGAATAGCGCGGGCGGCAGGATGCTTGCTGGCGGCACACGAACCGGATCGACGCCAACACTGATCGGGCACAACGTGCTGGACTTCGATCTGCGCTTTATCTTCCAGCGCGCGGTGATGCTGGGCATTCGCCCGCCGCAGTGCCTGCCGTTCGACGCGAAGCCTTGGGACAAGACGGTATTCGACACGATGACCGCCTGGGCCGGCGCCCGCAACCGCGTCAGCCTCGACAAGCTGTGCCGAGCTTTTGGCATCGCAGGCAAGGGCAGCGAGATAGAAGACGACATCGATGGCAGCAAGGTTTGGGATTTCGTGAAGGCTGGCCGCATCGCTGATGTTGCCCGGTACTGTGCCGGCGACGTTGAGCGAGTCCGCCAGATTCACCAGCGCCTAACCTTCCAGAACATCGCAGCCTGACCCACCCCGGGCGCCCAGCGCGCCCTCCTCCCCGGTACACACCCATGCTCATAGACAACCATGCCATAGCGCAGGGCGAGGCTCTGCGCGCGCGAATCAACGCGGCCACCGATGCGTTCCTCAATGCAGGCGGGCGCATCCAAATCATCGACGGATTCCAGTACAGCCCGACGCCTGAGCGCACCTGGAACAACAACCAGGGCAACCGTGCGGCCGAGGATGCCAGCCGGCGCCGCGGCGTCAAGAACAGCGCCATGAAGAAGCGCACGAGTGGCAACACCGACAAGCACCGCGAACAGCGACAGCGCAACGTCGACTCGATCCTGCCGCTGCTCAGACAGGGGCTCAACAGCGTGCAGATAAGCGAGCGGATCGGCATCGACTCCCGATCGGTGCGCCGCATCATCACCGACGAGGGGCTGCGCGAGAAGTTGTGAACGCCCCGACCTACTGCCGCACCTCTGGCCAGCGAATTGGCATCTGTGACTGCTACCGCTGCCGCCCACCGGAGGCCCCATGCGACCCAAGACCCAAATCTGGCTGCACAAGCCGACCAACACCCGCCACTACATTGCCGGATCGAACGGTGCCGCGTTCCTGATGCAGGCGCTGAGCGGCTTCCGATGGGCACCCGAGGCGGAACTCTGCAATCCCGACATCTGGAGCAAGGTATGAACGACGCACTGAAGGCCGCCGGGCGAATCGGCGCTGAGCTGGGGGCTGCGAAGGCGGAGAGCGAGAGGCTGCGCGGGTTGCTGCGTGACGTGAATGATGTTTTCGAGGGCCAGCATCCCGCTCCAGGCTTGGTAATCGCCCGCGTTCGAAACACGCTATCCCAGCAGCCCGAGCCCACCGACACCTACACCGCCGTCGACATGGCCACAGCCGCAGCGCAGGGGTTCAGGGATTGGCATAAGGCAGCGCCAGCCCCGGCGCAGGATGAGCGAGATGCGTTTGAGGCGCACATGCGCATGGGGGGCTACGGCAACCCTGAAAAGCACCAAGACGGCTCTTACGTCAGCTCTGCGATGGAGCTTTGGTGGCAAGGGTGGAAGGCCCGTGCCGCCCGCCCCGCGCAGACCGAGCAGCAGCCTGCTTACGTTGAGTGCCGCGAGTGCACCGACTGCGGTCATGTCGGCATCAACGACGCTCACCCGACAGACGCGACGTGCGCGATGTGTGACTGGAGCGGGCCAAGCCCGGTCGAGGATCAGTGCCCTGACTGCGGCAAAGAGAACGCGATGGGAGCAGCCTGCCCTAAATGCAGCGGCCGCTATCGGATTCTGGCCGAGACACACGTTGCCGCCCCCATCGCGCAGACCGCCCCGCAAGGCAAGTTCCGCATGGGCGACCTCGTGAAGAAGTCCACCGGCAGCGAGTGGGTAGGCCGCGTGGTTGGCTGGTACTCGACCGAGCAGACCAAGGAGGGCTACGCAGTCGAGAGCAGCGCGCATCGCAACAGCGTGCAGATTTACCCTGTAACGGCATTGGAGGCAGTGGAATGAGCAAGGTATTGGTTGATCGGGAGCTGCTGAACAGTGCGCTGAAGACGATTCACGGAATGGCGCCTGGCCGCTTCACGGTAGAGGAAGAGCTGCGAGCAGCTGTGACAGCCCAGCCCGCAGAGGCGGAAGGGGTTGACCTGCAGCAACTGGCAGCTGAGTTCGACGCGGCGCCGGATGATGCAGAGTGGGAGCCGCCGCACCCGATATTCCAGATGGCGCGCGACCTCGACCGGGTAACCGCCGCCCTGTCAGCCGTGACCGCCGAGCGCGACCAGCTCCGCGCCGAGGTCGATCGGCTTCGGAACGAACTCGCAGGCAAGCCACTCGTTTGCTAACCCCCTAACCCCACCCAAACACACAGCCTGCCGGCGAGAGTCGGCGGGGGGAGGATTTGCACGCATGGACATAATCGAAAAGGCCAGAGTCTTTGCTACATCTGCGCACCACGCAGTGAGCCAAGTTCGCAAGTACACCGGCGAGCCATATATCAGCCACCCGGCCGAACTAGTCGAGCTGCTGCGAGAGCACGGCATCGCCGATCAGCAGATGCTCGCTGCCGCTTGGCTGCACGACGTAGTGGAAGATACGGGTGTCACGATCGAGCTGATCGAGACTGAATTCGGTCGCCGTGTTGCGGATCTTGTTGCCGGGCTAACCGACGTGTCGCGTCCGGAGGATGGGAATCGGAAGACACGCAAGGCAATCGATCGAGCTCACACTGCCGCGCAGTCTCCGGCGTGCAAGACGATCAAGCTTGCCGACCTGATCAGCAACACAAAAAGCATCGTCGAGCGTGACCCGGAGTTTGCCAAGGTCTACCTGGACGAGAAACGTCAGCTGCTTGAAGTGCTGTACGACGGCGATAGTCGGCTATGGGAACTTGCCCGCAGCATAGTCAACGCCGCCTAACCCCACACGCAGCAGGAGATAGAGATGCAGCACACAGACAATTCGATAGCAGAGTTCGAGGCGTGGTGGGACAGGCAGCCTCACCGCGAGCAGTTCGAGGACGTGAAGGACCAGATGCGGAATGTGTGGCTGGCGTCGCGGCGGGAGCTGGTCGTGACCATTGAGCCGGGCGACTGCTTCAGCCCGAACGAATGCGGTGACTTGGCCATATGGCGTGATGACGCGAAACGTCTGTTCGAAGCAGCCGGCGTAACGGTGAGGGGGTGAGAGATGAATACTGTTTTCCTACTGATGGCTCAGTACAACGGCGCGGCGATCATACCGCTTGAGAGGGTCTGCTCCGACTATTTCAGTCACCTGACGCCGGAGAAGATGAAGATGAAGGTGGCGGCGGGCCAGATTGACCTGCCGCTTGTACAGATGGAGCGCAGCCAGAAGTCAGCCAGGGGCGTACACCTGAGCGACTTGGCTGCATACTTGGACAGCCAGCACCGGAGCGCCAAGGCTGAACATGACAAACTGATGGGGCGAGGCTTGCGCCGCGCGTCCTAATCCTGCCGGGCCCCAATCACGGGGCCCGTTATTACCCGCTCCAGCCAGGCCCAATTTTCGTATGGGTCGCCCTTCCCCCGCAGGTGCGTATAGCGCCGCATCGAGTTCCAATCCCGGTGGCCCGACACGCTGGCCGCGCGCGGAATATCCCAACCCAGCTCAAACAGACGACTGACGCCATCGTGCCGCAGGTCGTGGAAATGCAGGTCTTCTATCTCTAGGAACCGACAGGCCCGCGTGAACGACGCCGACACCGAGCGGGCGTTATATGGAAACACGAACTCCGAAACCCTAGGCATCGACTTCAGAATGCGCCAGGCCTCGTCCGGCACATGGCACCACACATCGTTGCCGTGCTTCTGGCCGGGGTTCTTCATGTCAGTGATTAGCACCGACTGTTCATCCTCGCGCATGGCGTCCCAGCGGATGCGCGTGATTTCCTCTTGTCGGCGAGTCGAGAAAAGCGCGAACGCCGTGACCCGAACCATGTCGATCTGCTGCTTGCGACGGTCGCGCATCTCGCAGAAGTAGGTCAGGATCTTGTCCAGCTCGTCTAGGGTCGGGCGACGGGCCCGCTCCTTGCTCTTGCTGACCGCGCCCATCTTGCGCAACACACGCCGGGCATCTGGCATCGCCATCGGGTCAATGTCATAACCCCATGCCGGCCTTGCTACAGCAAGCACAGCACCCAGGTGCGCTAGATCGTTGCCGACCGTCTGCGCCTGGACGCCATCCTCCTGCATGCGTCGATTCCCATACTCGACGAGCACCTGGCTTGTCAGTTCGGAGTCTACGACCTCCCCCAGCCACGTCTCACCGATAGCCGCCAGCGTGGCGCGCTTGGTCTTGCCCAGCGGCCTGATCTTCTCGTATTCCTCGAGATACTGCGTGATCATCTCCTTGACCGTCACGCCACTGCGCTTTGCTTTAGCAATCGCGCCTGGCTCGGCCAATTCAGTCTCACGCTTCTTGATCCACGCCTGCGCCGTCGCTTTGCGGTCAAAGGTCTGGCTCTCGGTGTAGACTGTCACGCCCTTCTGCATGATACGGATCTGCGCGGTATACCGGGTTGCCCCGTCCTTGCGCTTGCGGGTGGTGATGGTTCCCAT